TGATTTATTCTTTTATTTATTAAGGAGAAAACTATGAAACAACAAACAACCTCAGCAACAAATTCGGCGATGTTCGTGTCCTAGTAGGTGTTGGGTACAACCCATAGTCAACACATGGCAGCTTGAGGAACTATGGGTGGATTGATGTACCCTATGCAAATCCCCTCTTAGCAGGGGATTGTTTTGAGTATCTATATGAATAGGCTGTCACCTAAGTATGATAACTCACAAGAACATAGTTGCAGCACCAGTTTGATCTTGACTGTAGTAATGTATGCTATTTAATAATGATTCTAAAACCCCTCTGCTTACACGACAATCGGAAGAGATTAAGGGTCCCGCTTGTGTATAAATATTTTGATACATATACAGTCTGATGCATGTTGCGTGTGCAACCTAATTTATTGTTATAGTTTTTCATAACCGTTTATAAATTAATGATTTCCTCTTTGATTTGAGAACGGTTTGCTGTAATAATACTTTTCTCCTTGATAACCATTTCATTCAAGAAATCTAAGATATCACCATTAAAGAGTTTGATACCTTTTTGAAGATCCTTGAATTGGGTAACGGATGTCATATGATTAATGCGAAGAATTAATGGAGCCATTTCAATGGTACCATATAGTTCATTAGCGAGCATATATGGTTTATACTCATATTTCTTAGCATCAACATCATTCATGACATAGGTTTTTGTATATTTAGCAATATGGTAACGGTACTTACTCAATAACGTAAAGACGTTAAGTAGTAATACATTATGGTTATCCAATTTTACCAATTGCTCAATTTGGAAGTTCTTATAAGAGATTTTAAGATTCTTCCCTGTTATGATCTGTTGCGTTATCGTTTTCGCATCTGATATCATATGGATACCTCACTTATATGGATTAACGATGTTCGTCAGCAGGTTCCATTGGGTTAATTTGTCCATTAGGGAACATAACTTCCATACGTGTTACGATACAATCGTTTGGGTCATGATTCATAAACATACAGATGAGTCGAGACCCTTTTGGAATTAGACCCTTATCCCCTTCATGAGGGAAGTGATGGTCGTGATGGAAGTGATGACAGACTTTTAAGTCTGATGTACCTGGACAGCATGTTTGAGCACCATGTACTAAGTTAACGCAGTTGCCTGGACAATCATGGAATGTATGTCTGTGAGCAAGTGGCATCTGTACTCGTGCTACGATATAGTTTGCTGACTGAACTTGAGATGAGGACTCTAGTTTACAATCGCTAGAGTTCATAAAAGAGGTTTGGTCAACCCCAGATTGATTTGTATTTGCAGAACCAGTTTTCTGGCCCATTAATTTTGGAACGTAGATTTTCATTTGAGTCGCACATGGGTCTGTATCTTCTACTAGATAACAGTACTCAAACTGGTCTAATGAAAAATCATTTCCGCCTGCATTTTGCATGTCAATTTCCTCCTTATATTAACATAATGTGCAAATAAGCATCCATAGAGTTATGTTAACATCTCTATAAAAGGAGGTCCATCATGTCTAAATTCTATAAACATCAATGGTTTGGACGAACTTCTGAATATCCGAATGTGACGGAACCTAAAGATGAATTCTACGAAGATATTCGTAGAGTGAATACTAAGGAACGTTTAGCAATCGAAAAATATATGATGACAGAATATGACTATCAACGAGAAATCCCAAATAAACCTGGGTATGATACTCGTATGGATATGAATCTTCATCCATATTACGCTAAGACAATCTGTCCACATCATCACTTGGAAGACGAACATGCCTACCATGTAACTAATGATGATACAAACTGTGATTATTGGAATCCGCAAGAGTCTGATATCGTGAATATGAAGGGTTATAATGCCACTAATATTCGCATCATGCATCAAGTATCCAAACGTATCGCAGATTTAACTAAACTATTAGGCTTGATTAATGATTTAACGAAACCTCTTGATTTGGCATATATTCAATGCAAATGCCCAGCTATCAATAGTTCTTTATTTAGAACTATTCTTTCTGTTGCGTTTAATGAATTGCTTAAGAAAGATATGGCGTTAGCGACTAAGTTACAAGCCCTTATTATTCCAGCAGAAACACCTGCTGAAAAGGACCCTGAACCTGGTTCTTCTACTACTGGTAAGTCTGATACTGTTCCAGCTGGTACATCCGTTCATCGTCCTGAATATACAAATTATCCTAAGATTAGTGAAGAATTCATTGAACGAATTCTAAAACAAATCTTTGAAGAAGGTAACTGGAAACCGACTGAAGGTAAACCTGGTCATCAGGACAATACTGCTCCTGTACAACCACCAGTACTTCCTGAAGTTAAACCTCCTACTGTGGAAGAAACTCCAGCACCTACTCCAACTAGACCAGAAGGGACAACAGAAACAACTCCAACTGTAACTGTTCAACCTTCTCCTACATCTGAACATACAACGGCTCCTGTTTCTCCGACTGAAGCTCCAGCCGCTAGTGCTACAACTTCTGAAACTACACATGCAGAACCTGCTGTCACTCCAGTGGCAACTACTGAACATCCAGTGGAAGCGACTACAACAGTAACACCTGCAGTTGAACCAACTACTGTTACAGGGAATACAGAAGTGACTCAACCTGTGGTAACACCAGAAGAATCCCATAATTAATTCTTGTTTTTAAGTAAGGGGTAGTACTCAGTATGCTAGAAGTGATAAAACCTGTACAGTCTGATTTTAATTGTTTTTGTAACTTAACGGTTCATAATCAAGATATAATCAATGGTCGACTTGCTTCCAGCAGAAACGTGCCTAATTCGAACCAAACTGAAGTCAGTTTGAAATTTCAAGATTCGATTAGACAAATTGAATCGATTCGAGTGCACGAATGGTCTAAAGGTTCATTCTATACACTATTAAAGGAGTATTTCCGCTCCTTTATTGGTTTATACGACATGCCCAGTGAAACTAACATGCTTGAAATGTATAAGATCATTAAAACACTCGTCTATACATACTTTGGTCTACCAAGACAACATAAATTCATTCGTAAGATTGCATTCAAGGACTTTGATCGCACGATTACGATTGAGTCTATTAGTCTACTCATCGGTGGAAAAGAGTATAATATAGACTTTGAACTATAATCTATAAGAGTATATACCTTACATTACATAGGTATATACTCTTATTAACGTATTTTTAAAGAGGAAGTTATACTAATGGAATTAAATAGAGGTCAGGAGACCGCATTAGAAAACCTCTTACGATGGTGGAAACATAGAACCAAACAAGTATTTGAAATATCAGGTGCTGCTGGTACTGGTAAGACAACTATCGTTCGAGAACTTATTGAAGCACTATGTCTCTCATCAGACCAAGTGCTGTTTATGGCATATATCGGTAAAGCGACATTAGCATTGTCCCGTACTGGTCTAAATGCCAAAACTATCCACAGTTCCATTTGCAATATAGATATGGTACCTAAGGAAGATGAAAACGGAGACCCGATTGTAACCGCTAATAGCCGATACATATGGGTTCCTAAATTCACGCGTAAACAACACCTAGAAGGCGATGTACGGCTCATCGTAGTCGATGAAGCCGCTATGGTACCCGAAGAATTAGCAAGATGGATATTAGAATTTAATATCCCTGTGATTGCATTAGGTGATTTGAATCAGTTACCCCCTGTTGTAGGCAACTCATTCTTCTTAAAGAACCCTGATGTGATTCTAACAGAGATTATGCGTCAAAGTGACGAATCCCCTATTCCTTGGTTAGCTAAGGATATCTTAGAGGGTAAACGCTTATCCCGCGGTAATATAGGGAACTCTATCGCGATTATGTCCCAGAAAGATTTCGATAAACAGCTATTCCTATATAGCGACATCATTATCTGCGGTACAAATAAGACTCGTGATGGTCTAAACAACTTCTACCGCAAGGAACTGAAGCACTATATTTCAGAAGACCCAGTAGTGGGTGATAAGATGATATGTCGTCAGAATAACTGGAATACCTTTATTGGTGACAATATATTCTTAATCAATGGGTTGGTTGGATATATTACAGATATTAACCTAGAGAACTCTACATCGAAACGATTAACGATAGATTTCCGTCCAGAATTTATGACAGAGTCTTTCATCGATTTACCGATGGATAGAGAGTATCTTAAACTACCAGCTCAATATCGTAAGTCCCATATGTCTCGTTTGAATAAGTTTGAATATGGGTATGCTATCACATGTCATCTGGCACAAGGTAGTCAGTATAATAAGGTAATCGTTATTAATGAACCATTTGGTGACTATCAATTTAGACGCCAATGGTTATACACTGCCGTTACCCGCGCCATTGACCAGTTGATTATATTGGTGTAGCTATGAAAGAACTATTTACCATGACAGGAGTTGATTTGGAGAATTCGTTCTCCAAACAGCTTACATTTACACCCAAAGTCATCGAATATGATTGGCGTGCTAAGAATAAACGAATCGCTCAACATATTCGTGAACGTTTGTTAGGGAATTCCACAGTGAATAAAAATAAGTCATCTAACAAGCGAGTAACTTCAAATAAGAAGAAGAAAAGGAGGAAACGATAATGGATATCGGTGAATTCCAAGCAATCATTAATAAAAAAGGTATCGATAAGTTAGCGGGTATTATCTTCGATAACTCGATTCGCTGGTACTTTGATGATAAACGCAAAGTCCCTAATACGGATCCTGCAACGAAAGACAAACAACCGTTCATTCTTGAAGCAGTACCTATTAATGAATGCTTCAAAATTGAAACAGATATTTCATGCCTATCTCGTAAGGTATACTTCCCTGGTAAAAGCCCATATGATGAAGACAACAAAGCCTACTATTGGGACGTTGTTCATGTGGAGAATATCCAGAAGTTAATCTTTGCGGATGATAAAAATGTAGATTATCTACGCATGAACTTCGACTTAGCTTTAACATAAGCGAGTACAGTAAATCAAGTTGAAATAAAAATATATATTATTTCAACGTGATAGAACAATTCTCTATCGATTATTATTTATTTTGCTAGGAGGTTATATACACATGGCAAAGAAACACAAAAACAAAGACAAAAACCAATTGAATGGTATTCAAAAAATCCTTGCGGGTATCCGTCAAGAACGTTACGCTCTTGAACAAAAAGAACGTGACACTCAATTTGAATGCTTGCACAAACGTGGCAATTCCATGCGTTTGAAAGAAACAAAAACTGAAGGCGTTTTCCGCTGCAAAGAATGTGGTGCTAAACTTGACTTCCGTTTCTTAATGAAACAAAACGATCCAGAAAAAGTGAAAGCTCACTTGAAAACTTGGAAACGTGATGGTCTTAACTATGCCAACCTAACCAAATTACAAGCAGACTTCAAACCTGATTCTGAAGAACTTAAGAAATTGGTTAAAGCTCAACGTGCAATCGACTGGGCAGCTCGTGCATTCAAAGTTATCATGTTGAAAGAAAACAATGCTTTCGGTAAGAAAAACAAGAAACATGGTAAAGGTGGTAAGAAATACCGTTCTTCCATGACAGTAGTTGGTGGCGGTAGCTCCATTCTTCGCCGATAATATCTTTTGGAAATTTTAAATCGATTTAAAGCTTCCAAATGAAGCTATGATAAGGAATATGGGTTCATCCCATATTCCTTATTTCTTATCTTTTTTTAAAGGAGAAAATAATATGTACACACAAGAAGAATTACGCGAACTAATCCAAGGAACTCCATTCGATGAAAATGGTAATTTCCTTTCTGAGGTAGTACCAGGTCAAGCATTCATGTATTTTGATAAAGATACGGATTATATCATGGAAGCTATCTATGATGAAGAATCTGGTGAGATTGAAGATCTTGATGCTATTGCATCAATGGTACACATCTTGCGGTTTAACCAAGTTAACGCTGGCTTTGACTTATTGGGTACAGGTGACCCATATCATTATATAAATACAGGTGACTTAATTGATGGTGATATCATCATGCTCATCTCCATTACAGATGATACTGAGACTGTCAATAATTTATATGAAGTTGCTGATGAAAATGGTATCTATGTCGTTATGACAGAAATCAACCGTTTACTACAACCCGAACGTTATGAATCATCTACTGGTTTCGATCGTTCTCTCATGGAAGAATATGTTAAATCCCAAGGTGTGGATTCATTAGAAATCTTCAGTGAAGATGCCGAAGATGATGAACCGGAAACTTGCGGATGTAGTTGTTGTGATGGACATCACCACCATCATCATGATGAAGACGATGATGATGATATGCCTATGCATAACTTAACATTGTATTCTGGTACCAATATCCTCAATACCGCTTTTAAGTATCAAGGAATGAGCAATTCATTACTTTCTATCTTTAAGGCGGTTGAAGATTAAACGATATAAAATAAGGTAGTTAATCTACCTTATTTTTTTAATGCCCGTACACTAGTACAGCCTATTAAAGATAATTAGCAATTTAACAAATTAGTATTTGTTATTTATAGTAGGAGGTCCATTTAAGATTATGGCAAAGTACAAAGATGATAACATAACCGTCATCACAGATGACCTGGAACGTCTTCGTGAGAGGACGACTATGTATATCTCTTACAAAGGTGAGAAAGGTGCATTGCATCTATGTAAAGAATTGATCAATAACGCTATTGATGAATCTATGTCACCACATTCCCCATGTAAGAATATCTACATCGCATTTGATGTAAAAGAAAATAAATTAACCGTAAAAGATGATGGTCGGGGTATTCCGTTTGAGCATGTTATTGACGTTGTATCTCAACTCCAATCCAGTTCTAACTTCGGTAAAACCAAAGATGGTGCTGAAGTTTCCTTTAAAGCTGGGGAGAATGGTGTTGGTTTAACAGCGATTAATGCCTTATCCGAATACTTAACACTTACCATCACACGTGACGGTAAACGTGGCACCTTTGCGTTCGTTGATGGACGTCTTAAAGGTGAACCTGTATATGAAACCGTATCCAAGGAATTACATGGTACTGAAGCTATCTTCGTACCAAGTGCTAAGTACCTTGGTAAATGTAATATAGATGAAGGAGAGTTGTTCGAATGGATCGATACTATCTCTTACTTCATGCCGAGTAGTAAAACCATTTACTACTCTGCGATTAAAAAGAAAGGTGACGAGAAGAAGGCTATTAAGTTAAAACATAAAAATGGTCCAGTTGAACTTCTCGACTCCACTATTAAGAAACCTCTCTTGAGTTCCACAATTCACTTTAACGTGAAAGCTCCGAATATTCAAGTATGTTTCAACTACGATGAGAATGATAGTACCGATGGTTATAATACTCTCTCATTCTGTAACTGGGTTAAAACCATTCAGCATGGTGAACATGTGAATGGTGCTAAAACTGGCTATTGTCAAGCTATGTCTAAAATTACCCAAGAGTATATGACTGATAACGAAAAGAAAAAGTGGAATATCACGTTCGAAGATATTCGTTTGGGTCTATGTACAGAAATCTTCTTATTCCATAATGACCCACAATTTACGAACCAAACAAAAGAAGCGGTTGGTAATCGTGAGTTAGGGAAAGAGATTCGTGATGCAGTCTATGATGCCGTTATGAAGTATATGAAATCACATGCTTCTGAAGCTAAGAAGATTGCTACCTATATTAAGAAAAATGCTCGTGCAAGACTTGAAGTTTCTAAGATCCGTAAGTCCGATTATAAACCGATGGATTCATTAGAAGAATCTATCATGAGTGGTTATAGTCCAGCGATTGGTAAAGGATATAAGGAACTATTCATAGTCGAAGGGGATTCTGCGAAAGGTGGCGTAACTGCTGTTCGCGACCCTATGACACAAGCTGTATTTAAAATCAAAGGTAACCCAATGAATACCTATGGTGAACCATTGGCTAAGGTTCTTCAAAATGAAGAATTGAAAGCGTTAACAAAAATCATTGGTACTGGCATTGGTAAAGACTTTGACTTAAGTAAATCGAAGTTTGATAAAATCATTATCTTCGTCGATTCAGATATCGACGGTTATAATATGACTTCGTTACTATCCACGTTCTTCTTATGCTTCATGCCTGAGCTTGTACAACAAGGTATGTTATACAAAGCAAAAGCTCCATTGTATATCCTAAAGGATAACAAGCATAAGTATATCCTATCTAAGGTTGACTATTATAAACTATTCGCGGATAACGTGGTTGAAAACGTTACACTTACGAATAGTAAAGGTCATAAATTGTCTAATACTGAAATGCATGAATTAATCAATGTAAACTCTGATTATCTATTGGAACTTGAACCATTGGCTCAATACTTCTATACGAATCCAGAGTTGATTGAATTCACATTACTACACGGTCAAACCAAAACATTTAATACACAATTAAAGAAACGATTCCCTGAATTAGCATATGATGATAAGACAGGTGTCATTCAAGGTTCTATCAATGGTGTATACCAATATCTATTGGTAGATATTGCGTTCTTTAATAAAGCTTCACGTCTATTGAAGTTCATTAAAGAAGTAAACAATTCCGATATATATTATACTATGGAAACCAAAGAAGGTGGTAAAGTTCATACCAGTCTTGGTATGTTCTTCCGTGAAACGAAAAAGTATCTGCCTCCAATCGAGGAACGGATAAAAGGGTTGGGTGAGTTAGATAAAACGATTATGTGGGAAACTACATTGAATCCAGCTAACCGTGAACTCATTCGTTTAACAATCGATGATTTGGAACGTGAACTTGATACTGTTAAAGTATTACATGGTCCGAATACAAAACTTCGTAAGGCTTTCATGATTGATAATAGTCATAAGTTTAACCGTGATGATTTGGATAACTAAGGAGGAAATAGTATGGAACTATCTGAACTAATAGCGATCATTATTGTCATCGTACTACTTAGTATATTGGGTGCATTGTACCTATATAACGAAACGAAAGAGATGGAAAAATCTCAAGAGTACTTTATACTAAGAGATGACTGGAGAAGACGTAGAGATGGCAAAAAAGACAAATAAGAAGTTTAGTGGTAAAATCACCGACATGTCCCTCTATACCAATAACCGTGGTGTTGTTGAAGAGAACATCGGTGCATATAATGAAGATGGGATGTATAAGTACGGGACCAACGTTGTGTTGGCTCGTGCTATCCCAGATATTACAGACGGATTGAAACCAGTTGAGCGTCGTGTTTTATATGCGACAGCTAAGATAGCGGGTGCTACCAAGAAAATGACAAAGGTATTGTCATTGATTGGTGACGTTATCAAGATTCATCCTCATGGTGATTCCTCTGTAGAAAATGTAATTACTGGTCTTGGTAAAGACTGGGAAGTCCCTTATCCATTGATGACAATCGGTGGTAACAATGGTCAGATTGCTGGTAGTCCATCAGCAAGTGCTCGGTATATTACGGGTCGTGTATCCGACTTTGCTTACGATTGTTTCTTCAGTGAATGGGATGATAAAGTAATGGATATGGCTCCGACGTATAATCAGGACCTTATGGAACCATTATCATTGGCAGCCAAATATCCAAATATGTTATTGAAACCATCTACTGGGTTTACATTTAGTATGGCTACGTATGTACCATCCTTTAACTTAGTAGAAGCATTTGAAGAAGTTATCAAATGTATTAAAGACCCAGACTATCACCCATATCTCATTCCAGATATTCCATCTCGATGTGATATTGTGGATGAAGGTCAATTTAATGAGATTTGTGAAACTGGTAAAGGTGTATTCAAAATGCGGTCTACCATTATCGAAGATCCAGATGAACATACCTTAACCATTACATCTCTCCCATATAAAACAAAGATTGAATCTGTTATCGCTAAGATTGCAGAATTCAGTAAGAGTAAACAACTTCCTGGTTTGAAACGTATTAATGACGCGTCTGATGCTGAGTCAGTATATCTCATTCTTGAGTTTGCTAAAGAAGTAGACTTGCATCAAATGAAGATGTTCTTATACGCTAAAGCAGGATTAGAAAGTTCATTCCCTACACAAATGAACTTCGTAGATAACTATGCGGTTAAGTTATTCAACTTACGAGAAATCGTTCATAGTTGGATTATGAACCGTCGACTATTCAAACGTAAAATCTATACCATTCGTTTAGTTAAACTAAAAGAGTTGGTATATATCACAGAAGTATTAATCGACATCATTGAAACTCCAGGTAAAGCTGAGAAAATCATGAAGATGATTAAGAAGTCTGAAGATGATAAGTTGATTAAGATGTTGAATGCGGACTATGCATTGACAACTGTGCAGGCTAACAAGATTATCAATCTTCGTATGAGCGAATTCAGTAAATCCGCTTTGAAACGTTTCAAAGAGCGATTGAAAGACGCTCTTGATGAAATTGAAGTCTGTGAAGAATTGATTACGAAACCTAAGAAGTTAGATAAAGTAATCATCTCTGAACTTGAGAAAGGTATTGCTAAGTATGGTAAACCTCGTTTATCACGTGTTATCAAAGCGAAAGCGGATGCAAAATATAGCGATACAGAACACTTAATCGTATTCACTAAGAACGGTTATGTTAAGAAGCTTCTCGATAACGTTAAATCCATTGGCGATTTAGCTCAAGGTGATGAACCTGTTGAGATTATCCATGCGAATAACTTAGATAGCTTAATCTTCTTCGACCGTAAGGGATATGTACATGCATTAGAAGTTGGTGAAATCCGAGCTTCTGATAAGAAATCCTATGGTGAAGCACTAAGTAAATACGTGAATATCAATGGTGACGTAGTAGCTATCTTTACAAAAGATGCTATCAATTCTAATGAAGCATTCACATTCATTACTAAGAAGGGTATTATCAAGAAAACATCTTGTTCAAAATATCCATTCAGAACATCCGTAGCAAGTATCATCTTAAATAAAGATGATGAGTTGGTATCTGTATTAAAAGGTAAAGAATCCATGGATATCATCGCCTATACCAAACAAGGCAATGGTTTACGATTCGACACAGGTTCCTTTGCAGAAACTAATCGTATGAGCCGTGGTGTAATTGGTATTGACCTAGCTCCAAGTGATGAAGTCATGGGTATCGCTCGTGTATCTAACACTGATGACCAAATGCTTATTTTAACCGATAAGGGTAATGGTAAACGTTGTACATTAGATACCTTTGCTAAATCCGATAGACGTGGTCAAGTACTCAAACTCATTAGCTTAGCGAAAGGTGAACACTTATCCTTCGTGATTGCTTGTAATGATTTCTGTGAATTCAGAGTATTATTGAAAACTGATATGTTTGATGTATCAGCTGATGAATTCCCTGAATTAACACGTAACCATCCTGGTAAGAAAGTAATCCCTGTTCGTAAGGGCGATACGATTATCAAAGTGGTTCGTAAGTAATAAGAAAAAGAGGAACTTTCCGTTCCTCTTTTTTTTTGGTTAATTTGACATCTATTTAAGTACAATAACTATGTATTTAGAAAGGATGGTACAGCTATGCTATATAATGGTATAGACATGGACACATTCCTGTTACAATTACGAAAAATTATTCGGTCTGCTGTTATCAAACAAACGAAACAAGCAAAAAAATATGAATCCAAGAATACCAAGTTAATGGGTGATGCCTATGTGGCAGCCATTGAAACAGGGGATTACTGGGATTCTTATATTACGTTTGAACGCAGCGTTCTTGTTAAAGCGGGAATAGATCGTCTCTTATTGACGAAATGCCAACAAGATAAAGAAAACATCCCTCCTCAATACAGAGATAGGGTTGTTCAACTTCAAAAGAACTTAATCATTGGTTCCTTTGAAGAGCACAATAACTATTATCGTATGTTACACGGTGAACCAGATATGGAAGATACCGATTTTGTCTACGTTCCTGAGAACCGTTTTGGTATTCCAACGAACGTTCCAGTTCATGAATTGGATCCTCAATTGGCTCATTTAGTAACAACTAGCGGTATAGCTGATGAACTAATCGCGAAGCACCCAGATAAACCATATTTGAAATTTTTAGGTGGCTACGCTATACCATATCATACAGCTAGGACTGCTAGAAACTATGAATTACTATATGTATTACCATCAGACATAGAATATATCTCTAACGACTTTGTTAAGTTCTATAATGAAGCTCGTGACTATGTCATGATGGGTTTATATACCCAAGAAGATAACAAGATGTTTGAATATTACGATGAATTCATGGGGTTCTTAATCATGATTATCGCTATCCAACGATTCATTGCGAACATCTTCAAACAAGGTATCACTCGTGAGTTCTATGATGATTCATTGATACGATACCTATTCGAAGGTTATAATATGCCTTACTTTGAAGAGATTGCTGTATTATACCAACGAATCATTGCGAAGGATTTGAACTTGATGTTACAAGTGAAATCCTCTAACCAAGTTATTTATGATATCTCTAATATCTTCAATTTCATCAAGGTTAATGTATACAAGTATTACTTGGTGAAGGACTATAAGCGAGATAAAAATGATAACCCAGTCATTAAATATAAAACAATCGTAGATGAAGAAGGAAACCCTAAAGAAGTCATTGACTGTGAAAATACATGGAACGTATGGTTCCAGCGTGTTAATATTCGTGACATGGACCCTGCCGCTGCGATTGCTAATCCAGATAACAAAGTAGATTACCATGCAATTACTGATGGTGACCCTTACTGGATTAATGACTCTGACTTAATGGAGAAGATTTGTCATAATAACTTCAACTCTATTATCACGAAGTATATGTCAATCGACTTGATTTATAGTATGACTAAGACTTTCTATGAATCTACATATACAATTCGTATGTGTATCGATAATCAGGATGAAATGAATAAGTTGAAAATGAAACTTCCTCGTTTAAGTCCCGATTATGTCAATCTATATGAGTTGGTTATTTTCTTATGTACGTTAGTCGCCAATAAGTTTGGTTTACGTGGTGAGATTCCTCTTAAAGGATACCAAATCGCCAATGTATATGGCTTCAACTTCAAAGGGGATATCCCTAAGATTCGTGATGATTTATTATATGGTAAAGGGGCTTGCTCTAAGCGCATTGACCCTGAAATTCTTAAGTTCTTCACTAAGATTCATACGCCAACCATCAATGATGTAGACGATGTGTATCGCAATATCAATGGCTTACGTAAGTTTATTGATGAACGTATGCGGTTGACTAAAGACTTAGAAACATATGAGTGCTATAAGAAACTCTATGATTCTCTACTTATTACAGAAGACGTTAAGGAACTCTATAAGAAACCAAATGGTCAATATGCTTCCAGTTACGAAGATTTATTAAAAGACTTACGTCCTGACTTATGGAATATCTTTAATGATATCCGCGGTAAGCGTAAAGACTTAGATGACCTAATCAACTATATCTTACATAAATTATCCTCATTGGATGATGAATTCCAATTCATCAGTAGTCTAAACGAGAAAACGGATTTGATTAAGATGGTTGAGAAGTTGGTCAATGAGTTTAAATCATATACTGTATCTGACGCATTCTCTGACCTCGTATATGTATTAGATGACCCTCATTTCAATATGCTTAAAATCCTTGATAAACTCAAGGGTATGGAAGTTAATATGACGATCGAGGATCGTAAAGCGTTACAATATATCTATGATGATTGTATTTCTATGATTACAGTAACGAATAAATATGATGATAAGATTAAGTTCACTGAAGAGTACCGTACATGGTCTTGGCAATTAGTCAAAGACTTCATTCACTTTACAGATAGAATCCACTTCATCTGGAAAGATGTTCAATTAGATGACCATTTCGCTATGCGTTTCTATGATATCATTAACACATCTAAAGATATCGACTTGAAAGATTCTGCTGGGGATAAGGTGGAAATCTCTGAACTATTACGATTCATCAAAGATAAATCGTTCCGTGAGAAATTCCCATTAAGTGAGGTAGAAGTTCGTAACTTTATCATTGACATCATTGTTCATAGTAAACTTGATTTATTCGACCACATTCAAACAGAAGAAAAGGTTGCTATCTATCAAAAATTAACCGCATATCTAATGGAATGGTATGTGTATTCCTCAGTAACCTACTTGAAGGAACGATTCCCATTACACATGAAGAATAAACATCGGTTAACAAACGATGATCCAGCTGACCTCAGCTTTAAAGATTTCCAAGAATTATTCGATCATCATAAGATTGAGTCCTATAAAGCCATGACGGATAGCATGTTAGTTAAGACTCTCATGCCGTACTTTGGTTCCTATTATCAATTCAAAGATCGTAGATTCTTAAGCGATTTGCGTCATGTGGAAAGAATTAACCCAAAAAACAATACAATAGAAACATCTATTGAAAACAGTGTGTATCCTATTACGGAGACTCCTTTGAAGAGTTCGTTAGGTACTGCAACTAAAGTAACAGGTACTGGTAAACAACTAGTATCTAAAGGCACAATACAGTTTAAACACACGATTAAGAAACACTATAATTAACTAGTAAAAGGAGAATTCAGTAATGAGTAATATTGTTAATAAAAAACTCTCCGATCGTATCGGTACAGTTGATGTTTTGAAAGAACAGTTCTCTGCTCCTGCAACTAAACAACCTAAAACATTCCGTACAGAAATCAGTGCAACTGACGAATTCGGCAATGTGTTGTTTACTAATGAGCACAATGAAACCGTACTTGGTGGTGCCATTACAGTAATGGAAAAAATGTGGGGTATCCGCTCTCCATTACAAGTAGCCACTATCAATGAAATTATGAATATCAACTCCAAAATCGGTGTTGATCCAAACCCATTAACACAAGATGATATCGTATGCCTTTGGGGTGTTGGTATCGGTGGTTCTGGTGATGCTTTCGGTTCTATCCGTCCAGTAAACTTCTATGAACGTGAAGTTGGTCAAAACGGTCAACGTGATGAAATGATTCCGTTCCGTGTTGTACAAACTCCATTAAGTGGCGACGATGCTGCTAAATATCATATGATGGAAGAACGTCAAGCTGACGGTCTATTCGCATACTACCTTAAAGGTTTTGAACAAACTCCACAAATCAAAGTATTGTGGAAAGATGGTGAAGAAGGTGAAGATGGTTCTGAAGTAGAATCTGATGTTCACAATACTTCTCGTCGTGATCTTATCGAAGCTTTCGTAGAAATGCGTTTGAAACTTACTAAGAAAGACGTTCGTGAATGGTTCGACGTAAATGGTAATATCCAATTATCTCGTATCAATACTATCGCACTTTTCACAGGTAAACGTGTGGAAATTGCTCCTGGTAAATTCGACTATGTAAACGTAAAAATGTTCTCCAAATTGAATTTGGACAATGAACCATTGACAAACACTAAAGAAATTAACTTCACATACCGTATTTACACTAACTAATCACAAATATTGCGGATATAAAAATAATTTCTTCTATCCGCTTTTCTATTCTGTAAAGGAGTTAGTACAATGGGTTTAATTGATAAGATCCATAAATTATTTAAAACTAATACGCATAAACTATCAGTCGTATTGTCACAGGATATTGACGAAAAGGTTGATTTCGTTGAAATCAATCAAGATATAGATGATGCTGTTATTGATGACCATTTTAATAGTCGTTTCATATACAGTCTACAAGATGTGCGAGATAGTATTTTGGAAGATAAAAATCCTAAAAAAGCATTACAACTTATGCGAAAAGCTAAGATTTCTATGGCTGAAATCGAGAAGTTTTTCGATAAAGAGCTATTCATTGGTGGTTCTAAATATCATAAAGTTCCACTTAAAGAAGTGCTCTTATACTGCAATGATATTAAAAAAGCAAAACCCAGTATCATCGATGTTACTGTAAGCAGTATTGTTATGGGTAGACTATTAGAGCTCGGATTAACCGAATACGTTAATAAAAGTATCGTTTCTTTATATGAAACTAACGATACTGAGATAGCGGCTATGTTGAATAAAATCAGTAAAGGTAACCTATCCGATATACCAAAAGAATGGCATCCTGTATTGAAATATAGCGATGAATTATATATCATTGGCTCTAAAGTTATTCAAAAATATGAAACATTATTCCATGAATTAACTAAATTATTGAAACAGTACTTTGATTATGCAATCAAAAAGTATTATACTGAATAAGGGGTGCTATGATGGGAATAATCGATAGAATACATAAACTATTTAAAACCGATTCATACAAATTAAAGGTTATCTTATCCAAAGATATCCAAGACGAAGTAGACTTTGTTAAATTCCATGAAGATTATGATGATACGATCGATGATCATTTCGATAGACGATTTGTATATCCTCTTCATGATGTTAGAGATGCTATCAAAGAACGAAATGCTAAGAAAGCTATTTTGTGTCTTAAAAAGGCTAAAATTACTATCCCTGAACTTGAGAAGTTCTTTGATAAAGAATTCTTTGATGGTGGTAGTCGGTTACGAAAAGTACCATTGGTTGAAGTATTAAAACAACGTAATCCATATAGTTATGCTGGTCCTAAAGATGTTATAGCTACCGTGGATGCTATTTTGGGCGAATCATTGTTGGAGTTCGGTACATCCGAACTAATTGTGTCTAACATAATCAAACTATTAGTGGAAGATGGTATGGATAAAGACGATGCAATGGACATAGTCATCGATAGACACTATGACAAAATCCCAAAAGAATGGCATCCTGTTTTGAAACATGTAGATGAAATCGAAGCGATTGTTAAAGTAGTTTACAAAAAATACGAAACATTATGTAACCATCTATTAGAATTAGTGGTAAAATATTTCAATGAAGCTGTAGCTAAATATTATGACCCAAAAAAGTAACTGAGGCTACTTGTCCACGCTACCTGTTTAAGCCAAAAGCAATTGATAAAGCCTTCATCAACGAATATAAATCAGTGAATGACTTTATCAGTAAAATTAAGGTAGATGATGATCATCAAGGTACTGTACTCTATTATGAAGGTGAACTAGTTGGTGTTGTCAATGTACAACAATCGACACATGGTTTGCAAGCTTTATGGGTACATGATAATTATCGTAGAATGGGAGTAGCCCGTCAACTATTGAAGATTGCTACCACTAAGCATGGTTGTAGTCAACTCACGATCGATAAAACAAACAGTGCTGCTATTTCATTATATCGCAGCGATGGTTGGAATTCATATAAAGAAGATGACCAATTCATGTATATGAGAAAATAGGTGAAAGTATGATTACAGATAAAGATAAAGCCTATCTATTATCACTAAAACCTGACGATTTGACTAAGAAATGGTTTGATGAAAACTGTTCCCGTCATTTCGATCCAGTAATGAAAAAGATGGCTGAACCTAAGTTCAACTTCCAAGATAAACTTAAACTGAAAAAGAATGAGTATGCTAATACAACTGATGTGGAAACCAACGTTGGTCAACTACTCATCAATAAATATTTATATGAAGCTATCCCTAATATCCAAAAAGTATTAGGATACGTTGCAGAACCAATCACCAACGATAAACTCGGTGAGATTGAAAGTGGTATATTATCCAAAGCTCTCTTAGATGGGAAGATTACATCTCAGGATATGGGTGCATATTTCGACCGTATTCAATGGTTGGGTAATACAATTCATACAAACGTAGCCCCTTCTTTCACAGAAGGTAGCACTAAGAATATCTCTAAGATTATGAAAGTTAGAGATAAACTCTATGAAGAAAATAAAGAAGCATTAGCTAAAGGTGATGCTATCGTAGCAAACAAAATCGAAAAAGAGTTGATTGCTATGACCAAAGATGAACTAAAAGATGATATTGGTTTAACCCTATATACATCTGGTGCTCGCGGTAGTTTTGAAAACAACTACAAGAATCTATTCTTAACTCGTGGTCCAGTATACAACCCTAATACAGGCGGTTACCAAATCATTAAACGTTCCTTTATGGAAGGTCTTGAAAAAGACGATGTTCCATCATATGGTACTGAAGTTGTCAATGGTGCATATCCAAAAGCCATCGGTACTGCCGTAGCGGGTTATGCAACTAAGAAATTCTTCGCAGCCTATCAATCTGCCACACTCGATAAACGAGGTACGGACTGTGGTTCGAAGGCGTATCGCAAAACACTAATTACGAAAAAGAATTATCAGAAACTCATCTATAGATACATCGTAGAGGGTAATAAACTGGTAATGTTAGATAACTCCAATATCCAATCATACATTGGTAAGGTTGTTAACATGCGTTCTCCACTCTACTGTGTAGGTGATAAACTCTGTTCTAAATGTGCAGGTGATTTATATTACCGACTTGGTATCGAGAATATTGGTATGAGTACATCTGCCGTAGGTTCCGGTTTATTGAAACTATTAATGAAATCGTTCCATGATAGTTCAGTTAAAATTTCCGAAATCAATATCGATGATATTATAATCTAAAAAAGAAATAAGAGATACAACCAAACGGTTGTATCTCTTATTAACGTGTATTGTGAGCCGAAGCTCAGTAGGAGTAAGTTTAGGAAATCTATTCCCTTGTTAAAAATAGAAAGTCCCTAACTATTAGTCACTCCCTGTATAATATTTTATTAAGCATGTTCACCAGTTGCTGCGGCACCAGGAACGGCACCATGAGCTGGAGCTGCTGCGGTTGTTGCTTCAACAGGAGCGGCTTCTTCTGGGTCATACGCTTTGAATGCTTTAGTAGCTGTATCGAATACCCATTTAGAACCAACTAAGTGTTGTTCGTCAACTTGTTTGTTCAATACATAGATTACATCAGCATCTACAGTCAAGCCAACTTTTTCGAAGTCTGGTTTTACATCCAATTGGTTAACGGCTTTAGCAATGATAGGGCCGAATTCACCAGCTGTGAATTTGCGGTATACACCATTCACACCGTAGATAGTACCTTCTTTAGCAACTACCAAGTTAGGTAATTCAGATACTTCTTCGATTGTAAGGGTTTTTTCTTCTAACGCTTGTTCTTTACCAACATAGATTGTACCAGCTTTTACTTCTGGTTTGTCTTTTTGTTTGATATCTTTAGTTACTACATAGATCAAATGATCTTCGATATCTTCTTCTTTAGGTAAACGAGCGATTTCTTTCACACCAACATAGTCGGCTTTGATGAAAGATGTACCATTATATTCGAAGAAACCACGGTCAGCTTTCTTAGTTGGGTGGTTTAAGAAGTACAATACGTTTTGTTTAGCAGTGATTTCAGTTGCTGGAAGTTCTTCCACTTCAACGATTGGGTCAGTTACTTCTTCGAAACCATCTTCAGCATCATTCAATTTGTAGATTTTACCATCTTCTTTTACATGGTAAAATGCTAATTTGTTGAATGCTGTTTCAGATGGAAGAGCGTCAACGGATACCACACCAGCGTATTGTTTTACAGTGGATTTGATGCCTGCTTTAGCTAATTCATAAACGATAGCACTCATAGTTTTAGGTGTTACTTCCAATTCGGAAACAACATCCGCGTTTTCAGTACTTACCATTTTAACATTAGCTGCAACATTATGGCCAGCTGTATCCATAATCATGAAATCGAATACAGAGATAGTTTTTTCTGTTTCGTTTTCGATATGAGTATGAACTGGTTTACCAGCGCCATTAGCAGCTTTGCGGTATGCGGATAAAGCAGCTAAGAATTCGAATTGATGAGGGAAGTTCACCAATTTTTTAGCAGCATCGGCATCCAATTTGAAAATACCTTTACCAGGTACAAGTACAGTTAAACCTTCGGCTTGGTCGGCTTTAATAAAGTATTCCAAACCATTAGGAGCTTGATGAGAAACAAAACTCATTAGTCTTTACCTCCGTCTGTATTCATCATATTTTCTTTTAAATATTTTTTAAGACTTTCGTCTTTAGTTGTGTTATAGAGTTCAGAAACAGGAGTAGCAGTTGGGTCTGGAATAGACATGCTACCGAATGTTCCGATTTCTGTAACAATGCACATTTCTGTGTCTTTTTCTGGCATAAGAGTCACTCCTTACTAGAAAAAAGTATTATTTAAGTGTTTTCTTTAGAAGGTAACCTTCTGTTACGAGGTTAGTCTTTAACCCCATAGAAATGGTATATACATCGAGAGTATTCAAGGCAACTTTATTTTCAACGTTGTCTTCTAACTCCTCCATGGATAAATACCCTTTACGTCTAATTTGACTATATGCTTCTTCTTTCATGACCATGTCATCCGCACGGAATGACATGAATTCTTTAACGGCATCCGTTGCACCATATGTCATGAGACAATAGTTTTCTTCAATCGCTTGACGACCATTCTTATCTTCATTGATAACTTGACCTGTCTTTGTATCACGTGTTGTGATTTCGATAGATGTACTATTTTTCTTACGTGCTGTTTGTTGTACACGTTTCTCATGAATGTATCCAACTGGTACTTTATATGGGGTAACGATAGGATTGCTTTTATCCTCGCTAAAGAAAGGCATTACGACGTATTCATATAATGGAATATTGAGGAGCTTAGATGCTTTCTCGATATTTTCCATATCTAAATCTCGCTCAAAGATAACTACATCAAGCGGTAGATATGGACTCTTCGACATGAAGAGTTTCTTAAAAAATGTATCGAACTGCGTATCACTCATTTTACCAAAGAATGATTTATAGTTCTCTGCATTGACTTTACTTGGATCGATAGTCGCAAAGAATTTATAGATCAAATCTTCCATTTCTTTACGCTTCTCCTTAGTAATAGCCATCGGGTAATCACCACCTTTTCTTAGTATGCGATTATAGCTATGTCGAAGAAAGGAATTATTACTCCACGACTTCTTCAGGAACCTTAGCATCATTTAAGAAATGAAGAGCTTGACTATACGTCATGCGACGACCACCAATTAGAATGGTAGAGTCTTTGAACATTTCCGTTGGGTCCATTAATTCAGGAAAGAATGTTTCTACCCCATAGGTGATAAGACTATCAACGATTCGAATTTGCTCTAATTGGGCTTGGTCTAACCCATAACTAGCTTTCAAGTAAGCTACTAACTTACCCTTCATTTTCTCTTGATTGTCCAGAGCTAATGACTCTGGACGAATTTGTTCTGGAGTTAAATGATACTCCAAACATAGAAATTTTAACATCATAAAATCAACCCATTCTTTATATGATGCAGGACCCATCTCTTGGATAAATGCTCGCATAGGGTCAATTGGTAATGTCATCATAAGATTATCAACTTCTAATATATCTAAATACGTTTCATTACTCATGATAAACCTCCATTAACTAAAAAAAAATAAAGGCGGAAGATATCCGCCTTTATTCGTAGTAACCATTACCGACGACGCAAGATACTATTGAAGATCTCACCCATTTCGTTGTTGGCGTCGTTGTCGACCATTGGGTTGCGACGACCACCGGAACGGAAAATGGATTGTGGTTGAGATTGTTGTTGCGGACGTTGTTCACGTTCTTTAGGTTGGTTACCTTTGTTATTGTAGCGAATCTTGTTTACAGAAGGTTTTTCTTCCCGTTTTTCACTACGTTCGAATCGAACATTTTTAGGATCAATTCGATTCTTTGGTTTTGGTTCAGGATGACGTTCTTGAACTTTCTCGTTTTCTTCTTCTTCCAAGTCTAATAATGTACGTGGTTTAGCCATATTAACACGTAATTGTTCTTCAACTTTAGAAGCGATGTCTTGATCGAGTTCATAGTCATCATCTTCGTCACCTTCAGATTCTACATTATCATACTCCTCTTCAGGTTCAGTAGTTTCAACTTCTGTAGTTTCTTTGATATCGTCATCGAATTCATCTACTGGAAATTCTGCTTCGGGTTCTTCTACTTCAGTAGTGACACGAATTTCACGATTACCTTCACGGTCTACATTGATGGATACGCCATCACCACCATCCATTGGAGAATCTGGTTCGCCTGGAAGGATATCCATGCGGATATGTTGATTACCTCGACCATCATAAGAACTAAATCGTAATTGACGAGATTCATCAAGTTCTTCTGGAGTAAAGTTTGTTACGTTGAATAAGTAGTATTCAGTACCCGTTTTCTTATCAACAGAAGCAATAGCCACATCTTCTAATTTTTGAGATGTGCGATTGGTACAACGACCTGTTTCTTTATCGATATCTTCGATAACTAATAAAACAGTATCCTGTTCAGAGTCGGATAAATCCATAGCCATATATTGTGTAATATGGTCAGGGGCATATGTTTTACCAACACATACCATGTCACGAACAGGAACAATGTCAGCTCGTTTCAATTCGAGCTCTTTGCGAGTAAAGGAATAATGCATTATATAGTCCTCCTTAAAAATAAAAAGAATACAAAAGGTCTCATGAAAACCTTTTATCACTTAAATAATATATAAATGAAAGAGAGATAGGCTGATGCATATCTCTCTCATCGTATTACTTAGACCGTTGAATTGTGAAAACGAAGAATGTGTATAGTGCACGTCTGAAATTATTAACTGTCGCAACACGTTGCGTCTTACGATAGGTTTCAGAGTACTTTTCAATCCACGTATCAAGAATCGTTTTAATCTTAATTACGTTTTCATCATTCGTATTGGATTTCTTATACACTGCTAAGCAGAATGTTAAGAATTTACTACCATTCAAATCACTTACATGATTTTCTCCATTGAAGAGATATAAATAGAGAATGGCTTCACATAATGCACGGATATTCACACTCTCTTCTTTATTTTGTGTGATAATATTAAGAGTGTTTCTAGTTTCGTTGACTGATACTTGATTCATTTTAGCAGAAATGTCAACGATTCGACTATCTGGACCATTGATAGATAACTTTAATGCTACTTGGTCGACAACTCGCTGAATTAGCAATGAGTTACTATCAGACATCATGAAATCCGTTTCATCTTCATTATCCCGCTCGGTATTCATATAGTTACCACTACGGTAATCTTTCTCAAATGCATCACGAATCTTCTTAATCAAAGAATTCAATCGTGTCTTATATGCATTGATATAGTCGGTCAACTCTTTATCATTAGCGTGACGAATAAACTTATCATATGTTTTATCGGCTAATGCAGTTGTATCGACTAATGCTTGTAGAATATTCCCTACTTGCTTAACCTTGAACTTATTGGAAAGATTATTGATTGTGTATTGCATAATCGCTTCATTTGGTTCAAACTTAAAGTATTTATAGTGTAGGGATGGATACATAGACAGTGTTAGGTATGTAACAGCCAATTGGTTAATTTGGTCCAACTTATTCAGCTTAGCAAATCGAAGAATCATCATCATGATCAAATTGAATGGGTCATTGACAATCTTCCAGCTAGATTTGATATAGTTAGACTGTTTCACAATCGCTTTACAAGATTTGGGATCGAAATCAATAAGGTCATATACCTTATTTCGCTCCATATCTGAAAATAGAGTGCGTTTACTAGGACCTGCGGTGGAAAGTCGATTAACGTTGCGGTCTACATAGGATGCAACAATATTCATAAATTTACGTTGGGTATCTTTACTAGTAAATGCTTTCTCTACTTTGGGATATATATTTGCTAGAATTACGCTAGTAATCATATATAACCTCCAGTTTAACATATTAGGTTTTTCTTGGTTATTTTACTGTTTATAAGCTCCTAAATAACTCCACAAACAAATAATGGACTGATCTTACGGTAAGAGAGGTTATTACAATGAATATAATTAATACTGTATCGGAATTGATGCAAGTGATCCCGAAGAGTATGTCGTTACCAATCTGGGGATTCAGAGAACCTGAATTCCATTTATTAGCGACTAATCCGCAGGCATCAAAATTTTATAGTCAATTCCAACTCATGACAGGGCTAGCTTCCTATCTGGTAGCTCGTTCTAAAATGTCATACCTTACATTATCTGCATTTGCAGAATACCTTAGCGGTATTCAGTTCTATGGTGTACAACCATTGAACTTCAAAGGATTCACTCAATTACGAGATAAACGAATCAATTCATTTACGGACACATCTCATGTCATTATATCTCCTTATGAATACATTCTATTCAATCACCCTGTTCGAGCAACAGCGGATGGTGAAGTAGAAGCTATCGAGATTGATTCCTATGAGGATCGTGTATATCGTAATACGAATTTTATGAGTCGTTTAGCATTGAATCCAGATGACTATAGAGGTAACTATATTTCCATTAAGCATAACGAAGTGATTCGTTCCAATTATTGTAACTTAAAGAAATATTCCTCTAAACTTAAAGTAGGTGACCGAGTTAAGAAAGGTCAAATTATCGGTAGAGTAGGTCTATCGAGTATTATTAATTCCCCATGCTTAATCTACTTCTTATCAGTAGCTCCTGGTATTGATTTAGGTTTCTTGGGTCGATATACATTCCCACTACCTAGTTTAGAATGGGAACGTGTACTTACGTGTAGATTAACCAATCAATTCGTCAAGAACTTTGATGGAATTGAAGATTTCTATACGAAGGATATTAAATACACTATGTCCAATAAATTTTTGTATGATGTGAGCTTAGTTAAAAGAAACGTAGGTAATGAAAATGAATGATTTTATTAGCCGTTACTATGATGATAAAGTAGCTGAAGCAGTGACTGAAAAGCTAACTGCTAACTTAGAACCAGTTGAAGAGGGTTATGTTGGTAAGACTTCTAACCTTATTAGTGCAGCTGCGTTGTTAGACGCAATTGTCGCAGACGTAGCTAGAGCTGCGGGCGAAGGTGCGGATAATATCGCCAAAATCAACGCTGCATATAAAATGAATATTAACAAAGATCCACGTATTGCTAAAGTGGCAAAACTATTAGAAAAAGAATTTAACTTTGCTAAGATGGATTTGGTTATTTACTCCACTAAAGACGCTAACGCATTTACGGTTGTTAAATCTAAATTTAGTCGTAGAACTTTAGCTCAGTTACCAGATCTACCAACTAAACACGGTAAACGCTTTATCGATAAAAGTAAACAATATGTAGCTTTCCTCGCCATATACTCTCAATTATTTGCTATTCTAAATGGTTCTGAGTTAATGGCTGTTATCCTACATGAAATCGGACATAACTTCGAAATGGCTGAAAAAGCTTGGTTTGCTGACTGTGTTGGTCAAGCTATCACTGAGGAAAGTGAAGAGATGGCTAGAGATTGGGATAATCTAATTGATACTGCGCTAGATGATTTGAAGAACGAAGTTCCTAAACTAAACGATGCTGCAGAAAAACGTGCAGGTGGTTGGATGGACCGCTTGAATGATAGATTAACTCAAGTGTTCAAATATATACCTATTGGCAGTCTTCTCAATATTTGCGCAGTTGCATTGATGGCACCATTTACTTGGTTAGCAAATAAATTAAAGAAAAATGACTGGATGGGTATTGGTTCTGAAGTATATGCTGATAGCTTCGCAACAGCATATGGCTTTGGTCCAGAATTAATTTCTGGTATGGCTAAATTTGAAGATGCTGAAACGTTAAGTTCCGGTGGTTCTAAGAAATGGATTGGTACTGTAAATTATTTACTATCCACTTTCCCGATGATTCTTGCGTACCATATTGACGTACATCCTGAAAACCAAGCACGTTTCAAACGTCAATTGAATGATTTGCTTAAATTGGCTAACGACCCTAATACACCACCAACAACTAAAAAGTTGGTACAACGTGACTATGAAATTGCTAAGAAGATGTATGAGGACTATATTGATGGCAATGGTTCCAAAGTTCGTCGTTTCGTTCGTCAATTCCAAGAAAAACACTTCAAGGGTTCTATGGATATGCGCGGTTATGCATTACAGGTTAATGCATTAACTGATGAAGATGAAGCTAAAGGTATTATCATGGGTGGTAAACAGCCTATCAAATAATATAAGGAGAAAGATTCCATGAAAGTAAATCTAAAAGAAGAGAATAATGAAAAACAAATCCAATTGTTATCTGAGAAGTATATGGATGAACATTGGGATGAATTGGATAAGGATGAAGTAAGTTTGTACCAAAACATGTCAATTCGTTTCTTATTGAAACATGAAGATGATATTAACTGGAAGTTATATTCAACCAATCCATTTATCTCCATTGATACCATTGATTTCTTCAAAGATAAAATCTCTTGGGTTAATATCTGTATCAATGGTAAAATTACATCACCAAATGTAATCTATAACTATAGAGATCATATGGTATGGAATATTCTATTGAATAAACAGCAATTAGAACTACAATTACTCATCATTTTATCTGAAATCTATCGTGTAAACCCTAGTGAGAGTCAAGCTAAGGAATTCTGGAAAGCTGTATCTCGTTATCAAGACTTTGACTTGGAGTATGCTGCAGAGTATGGTCAATACATCGATTGGAAACTTGCCAGTCATAATGAACTGCTCAATGAATTAGTATATCAAGGTTTCTTAGATAAGCTTGATATCTTAGCAGTTGTTAAGACACGTAGTTTAAGTGAAGATTTCTTGGTGAAAAATGCAGAGTTCTTAAAAGATAAATTAGGTCTATAGACGAAATAGAGATGTATAGGGTTGTTCCCTATACATCTCTTCTTGTTTCGTTTGGTAGCACATAATCGATATATCTGCTCATATTATAGACTTTACCTTCATCGTAGATGGTTTTAATTACATCGAATCTGGTATCTTTAAACATACAACCAGGAGCACTAAGATATTCATCCATCATATCCGTTTCAATATGGTATTTAGTATCTACAATCATATCAAACAGTTCATAGCTACCGACTTGGGTACCTACACTCTCTTTAACGGATATAATCATATATGACACATCATGCTCTTCTCGAGTTCGTTCCAATAATGCGGTGAAAGCAATAGCACTAAATGGGACAATCACTAGATTGATAGCATTAGGGTCTAAATCTTCTTTCTTTAACACCCACATCGTTTCACTATCAATAGACCAGCTAGTCACAATAGTATCTAGCTCTTCTCTAGGACGAACAAAGGCTTCTTTTTTAGGATATACTAGATGAGCATACTCTGGTTTGAATTGACCTGCTACCATATCACATAGCATCGTATTATTAGCTACCAAAAACGCTACAGAATACTTCATATCATTCTCCTTATATCTTAACTATAGTTACAATATTGTGCCTTTGAACGGACTTTATAATTTTTTACTATGGTTGAAACAAATTTGTAGGAATAATAAATATTTCAATAAACTCGTTGCAGGGTTATTGATACTCAATCAACTTAAATTTACTTATTCCAAATTCCTTTCGAACAACATTGGTAGTTCCTCTAGCTTGGTTTCTTGTCATGTCCTCCAAGCTAGAGGAACAACTACTGCGTTTTATACTATAAGATTATATGATATATGATACATATAAGTAATTTAAACATATCCAACACAGGAATTTTATGTCTGTTGTTTCATAGTAGATGGGTGCATACACGCGCATTCAGAACATGAAATGTTTTCATTTTTTTATCTCCTATAGCAAAGCCCATGTGACCATTGTCTCAGTCACATGGGCATTTCTACCCCATTTTTAAACATATATCATAGTTATGTATCGATACTATTCTTAAGTTTAAAGAAGGAGATTTTGTCATGGCAATTTCATCACTGGAGCGTGACCGTTTACTGTTTAAGCTAAACGAACGCAAAGAGAAGAAATACAAAGATAAGAAACTTCGTAAGAAGTTCCTTGAAGTATTTCAAAAGGTCAATCGAGAAAATGTATACAAGTTTTTCGATGACCAAGACAATATGACGTATTACAATATTCTTTTTTGGTTGTGTTACCTAGATAAGCTGTGTAAATCAACCTGTGGGAAGAAATATTCTGATTATGACGTCGAACGAGTTATATTAGAAACATTTAACTTCGAGCTCACCTATCGAGCTGCAAAAACACTGGATAAGCTTCATAAGTTCATCAGAAAGAGTAAGGATAAACGAATCAAGTCCTTCCCTATTAGTGGACTTTTAGATAGCAAAACATTCACAGATTATGTAAAGAAATCGGAAGAGAAGAATCTCATGACCGATTGGGAGGTAATGAACTTATGATGGAAATGGCTAAAACTGGTATTAAGACCGGTATGAGAATTGGTGAAGTGTTGAACGTTGGTGGGTTCATAAAGAATCAAATGTTTAGTAATATTATCAAATGTATTCCTAAACTTATCCCTGACTTTGACCCTGACGCCAAGTTGAATATCACAGATTACAATGTAGATCCATTGTCTGGTATATTCGAACTTGAATTCACTGCGACAGATCGTCGTGGTTTTACTCTATGGTTTATCAAAACCAGTGGTAATCTAAACAATCGCGAAATTGCAATGGCAGTCAGCAAAGACAAAGTGGTTTGGCATAAAATCACTTATAGCATTGAACTTGTTGAACGTATGATACAAGCATAAGAATAAAGGTGTATAGCAGAGAACGCTATACACCTTTATTTTTTTTTATTTTTTATCAAAGTATATCTCTTTAAGTCGTTGAGTTAGTCCCACAATCATCTTATTACCAAACATAGTAATCAAGATAGAAGGTACTTTACGAGATAATACCGAGTTAGCTGGGAATATAGTAGAGATTTCTTCATCTGGGTAGTCAACCGTGTATGGTTCTTGACCTTTTGGAATGATACCAGATACAACACCCTTCAAGGCAGCGAAGTCCACTACTTTATCACCAACACCAACAGGGTCATTGAACTTGATAAAGAATTCGATAATAACACCTTTATCAATACTATATCCTTTTACTTTACCATCAGCATTTGGAGTGATCGGTCTATCCATTTCATAGAATGTATTACCAGAATAGGATGGGTCAGTAATCTTATATTTCTTAACCAACGCTTTTTTCTTACCGATTTCTTTCCAATATGGTTCTACGATAGCTCGTAAGGAAGGAGATAGGTTATCTAATTCTTCAGTACAGTAGATACGAACATCTTCAATCACACCAGTATATTTAGATTTCAACTTAGATTTACCCAAGTTTTTAATTTCTTCACCTAAATCTTGACCGATGGAAGACAATAAGTCATTCATCGCTTCATCCGAGTTGGATTGTTCATAGTTGATTAGAGTGTCGCCCACTTCAATCGCTTGACCCTTCTTAACAATATGATCCACGTTCGCATTAGGTCCCAATGTGATATGTTTACACATAACCATCTCAGTGGATAATCTATGTGATAATTGCTCAGTCACCAGTTTACTATCTTCGAATGTACCGAAAGAAGATAAACAAGCTACTTTACATAGAGTACCGATGTTGAATTTAGGGCCATCGAAGTTATCACCAAAGAATGTATCATTAATAGCAATGATATCATTTTTAGAGAATTTGTCACCAACTTGGAACTTAGCATCAAGCTTATTGGATAAGTAGAAACCACCAGCACCATTCTTAACCACAACTGGGTTTAGATTGATAGCTTCATGCTTACCATTATTATATTTAACAATCATCATACCTGTAGCTTTATCAAATGATTCTACTACACCATTATCTTCAGCTTTGATAGCAAAGTCTTTAGATACTGTGTAAGGTAACGTTTTTTCAATGCCAGATGATATTAATACAGGACTCATGTCTGCTACTGGGATAATGTGTTTGGATTGTTTCGTTGCCATTGCGGTACGAATACTATCATCACGAGTTACCCCAAGTGGAGTTAATGCTTCTGCATAGGAGAACATATTGGCGTCGTTAATCTCATCATTCGACTTGTCAACGTCAATGAAGCCTCGACTATCCATAATTTTAGGTTCTATTGTCAACTCCCGTACTACACCACAGTTAGCATCAGGAGAGGTTGAAATGGCCATTAAGCCTGTCATTGATTTATCGAAACTACGTTTCTCTTGTGTATATGCTTTATCCACATTAATACCAAAGTGACCTTTAGCAGAAATGGAACGAAGCTTTTCTTTTTCAGTGATAGGGTTGATGATGGAATAGTCTTCCAACGTATTCAACGCCATAATCTCTTTAATAACCGCATTTTTAGGAACAGAAATCTTCATAGGGTTTCGGTTCATTGCGGTACGTCTATATTTTGTATAGGCTTCTGAAACTACGCTGTACAATACAGCCGCAATAATCTCATTATTACGAACACGGAATTGGCTCATATCAATTTCAGAATGATATGAGTTATCAGCCAATAGCGTATTAGCAGCAATCAACAAACCAACGAAATCAGTTGGGTATCCCATCTGTTGCAAGATCTGTTTCGTGATAGGGTCAATCATATTATCATAGAAAGAATCGTAACCAGATGCAGTAGAACGCATACCAGTTTGAGATTCAATGATATCTAAGTATGGTGCTTTGGTATCAAAATCAGAGAACTTATAAGCTACAGTATCGAAGATAGCCAAGCCATTCAGTAATAAAGAAGATTGAATTGGTTCTCGTTTGTAGATTAGATACCCATCGGCAAATTGAATATATCCTTCGCTCTTAGCCAACCCTTTAGGTTGTGTATCGGAAAATCGGAATTCTATATTTGCTTTACGTAAGATAGTTGTTAGACCCTCATAGTAACCAAGTAAAATGATAGTAGGAATCTTCTTAGCCATAATCATACAATAGGTATACATAAATTGCTTGCTAGCTTTAGCGCCTTTAGCGAGTGACCAGAAGTCCATTTTCATCTTATCATTAAAGTACTCAACGAATATATCGATGATACTATCGGAACTATTTGTATCAGCATTACCGTCGGCGTTGACAGTAATCAATTCATTCCCAACTTTACCGATTCTAAGTTCATTACCATCTTTAGGAGCAGGAATTAGACCGTGCTTAACTTGATCAGTGTAACCCAATTGGTCAAACCGCAAGGTTAATGGGAATTTACGAACTTGAAGTTCCAATACATCTTTGGCAATGGAATCATATTCAATAGTGGTTTTAGTACTACCATTCAATGCAGTACCATCACCCCGTCTAACTTTAAAGTATTTGGCATTCTCAGGAGATAAGATAATCTTCTTAAATAGATCAATCTTAGGAGATACGTTATCACCACGACGATACATGAATACTTTCTTAAAGTCTGTACGAATTTGAACAGTATCTGGCTTAATTTTTACGATAGGTTTTTGAAGCAATTGGTTTACTAATTGCTTACGGTTACCGCCTAGATACATATAGTTATCGTCATAAATCTTAGGAATATCAATTGTAAGACTATGACGTACTCGATTGGCATCTTCTAATTTAACCGTATATGTTTCTTTCAAATCCATAGCCGTAGAAGTATCTTCCTTGCTAATGGATGTGATATATACAGGTATTGGTTTATCATTAAGAGATTTGAATACGTTCAAGATATCCTTTTGCATCAATTTCTCATTATATGATTTATTGAAGTTATCAAAACGAATTTCTTTAACGTTTTCATTGGTCGTAAAGACTTTCTTAGTTACATTATTGGTCTTAATCTCCGTATCAGGCATATCAACTTTTAATGTACCAAGTTTGATACCGTCTAATGTAATCTCTTTCTGACGTTTACGTAATTCAGCTTCACGAGCAGAATTTTTACTCATTGCTCGATCCATCTTATCATAGTTTAACTCAACAGATGCGGCAGCAATTTCTTCGTCCAATTCTTGGTCATCGTATATATTCAAGTCGACTGATGTTTCATCGATGTTATCATCAACATCAACTGGAGATCCTTCGTCTTCATCATCGTCATCGGTGTTATCGTCGACATTGATATCGGGAACTTCAGCATCTGTATCATCAGCAATCAGTTCTTTAGGAACGGAACCTTTTGTAGCACCTTTGATAGAATTAAGAAGTTCTTTACGCAACTCTTCTTTTGTCTTAGTATCCAATACTTCATCGGATAAATCATCGAGTTGTTGCATACCAGACATGACTTCATCAGGAATCTTTTCCTGTTCGTTTTCTGGTAGTTCACCTTCATCGTTCAACGTATCTACATGGTCAATCATAGCGGAAGCATTTCTGAACTTACGAACTTCTTTAGCAAATGCTAAATGGGTACGTTTATCGATATCAGATACCTTGAAATGGAACCAGCCCATAGTGCCATCGAATATAAGGAAAGTATAATCACCCAATGTATCTTTCAAAAGAGTAAAGTTCTTACGAAGTAAGAAATAGATGATACTTAATGGGTTAATGAGCTTAGAGCTCATATTTACTACATCTTTCTTATTCGCTCCACTAATATCCCAATTAGCAGCATCGATAAGAATGTAGTTATTCTTATGCTTAGAACCAACCATAGATAAGGTAATAAATTCTTTAAGCATAGCTACGTAGTTAGTGGCAACTAGTTTATAGCTTCGATTCCCAATATGAGATACGAAGTTTTTGTGGAAATCGCTGGTATCGACTACGATATTACGATTTTTAATCACATTTGGTTTTGGTATATATAGCATATTGAGTTCATTCTTACAGAACGTTGCCATATCACTCATTTGTGTTTGGTCCAACCGTGTTTGTACTATCTTAGTAAAGAACTTTTGACGAACTTTATAAGGTCTATAGTAGCGTTTATATGTGGTTGCAACCCTGTAACTATCTTGATTCAAGATACTGCTAGCATCTTTATGATCAGATAGTAACATGACTAATCTAAATTCATAACCAGGGGTTGAAGCATCATATGGAAGCTTCAACTTCTGTTTTGTATACTTGAATGGATTAACTCGATCCAAAGTAATCAAAGTAATTCACATCCTTTCATGTGTGTTATACGTTACATATCTGTCAAGCCAAATAAAGCAACATACCTCAAATTTGCTACGATCCGAGGGTATAAATATATATTATTATAAGGAA